ACAGTTATATCACGAGGTTGGCGAACTATTTCTTTAAACTCAGATTCATATTTAGCTTGGAGTAAATCTTCGCAGATCAAAGGTCTGTTGAGGAAGTTGAACTTTGGTGGGATGAAGGTGGCAGGGTGGAATGTAGGGATTACTTTGAGTCCAGGAACAATGGTAGATTCAAGGACAGACCCACGCCACTTGGTTATCCCTACACGGTTTGTAAGTGCGAGTAAAGCAATGTTGCCAAAGGCTATTACGGCGTTGAGGTTTAGGGATTTAAGTTCCTCGGCAAGCTCCTGGATGTATTGATAGCCTTCGGGGTGGATAGTTGGATTCCCACGAGTGCCGAGGTCTATGTAATGTTTGAGAGGTGCGTCAAGGTCTTTGATTACGTTGGTTAAGTAAAGATCACGGCGCACTATTTTAGTCATCTGAAGACATTCTTCTAATCCACGTCCAGCTGGACCAACAAAAGGTTTGGGTGGCCGTGAACGAATCTCTTCCATGCCAGGCTGTTCGCCAACTCCTGCTAATTTAGCATCTTTGTTTCCTGATGGAGGTACGTAAGTCCTTCTCATTTTATCTCCTTTTATTCAGATCGTTTTATTATAAAACGGTCTGTTTCATAAAGCACTTTTATTATACAATAAGCAAATACTAGAACACCTATCCCAAATGGTATGAAGCAGTTGATGATTAATAGTATGCCCAGTATAAGGCATAAGATTAAAAGTATGTATAATAATAGTCTCATTTCATTTCATTAACCTTAACTAAGAATGAGTCTCTATGACCTTTCCCCAGTTCAAATCCAACAGCTGACATGCCCAGTTGATGTGCACTAATCAATCCATTGCCGGAACCAAGAAATGGGATTAAGATACGTGATCCTGGAAAAGCAAAGGTATCATAAATGTCAGTTGTTAATTCTATTGGACGCTCAGTTGGGTGTGTCTTCTGGATTGCAGGCACTGGAGAATATTGAAAGATGTTTGACCTTCCAGCTTTGTTCAGCGCTGGACGACCCTTCCATGCGTAGAAGAACATTTCATAAGAATTTGCCAAGTGCATCTCTGGACGCTTGGACTGACCAGAAGGCTTAGTCCAGATACCGCACATTCTTGTTGAGTCAAAACCTGCATTTTTAATAGCTAAATATATATCATTGAACCAAGGCTCGGGAGCAAACCAGAAGATAAGCCAAGAGTGCTCAGCCATGACTCGATAAGTTTCACTGAGTAAATTGGAAAGGAATTCTGGATATGTGTCTTTATCAATTTCGCTATAGTCATCTAATTGATATTGAGATTCCCCTTCAACTTTCTTTGCCTTACCTAGTTCAATAGCATATGGAGGATCTATCTCAACCAAGTGCATTATACCATCAGGGATTTCCTTAACACCTTCAAAGAAATCCTTGAGAATGTAGCACTTTGATAATTGACCAAGAGTGCCGGAAGGTTTTTGCGCTTCAAGTTTTTGTGCAATGGCTTGTTTAATCAAGGCTTCATCAACTTTCTTGAGTACCTTAGTTGCATCAGCTGCAGTTTTACAATTATCAAATAGTTCAGGAAAGGCTTCACGTGCTTCAGCTCGTTTAATAGATTGAGACACAGTAGCTTTGGACACACCACCTATCATGTCACCAGTGTCTTCAGTTGACCATCCTTTTTGTCCAGGGCCTGGTGCCTTGACGCCGTGAATAGATTGTTGCATCTCATGGATTTCAAAGGTGAGTTTATCAAATTCCCAGAACTCCATATCTTTACGGAAGAAGTTTTCAGATTTCTCAATGATCTTCATCTCAATTTCAGATAAGGTCTTGTTATATATACGAACAGGGATTTCCTTAACCTTATTCTTTTTAAGTATGTTAAACCTACGTTCACCAGCGAGAAGTTTATAAATTCCATTGCCATTGTCTTTGACAGCGAGTGGTGAGATTAGCCCAGTTTCCTTCATGTTGTCTTCGAGACTGTTAAGATCACCCATTACCTCTCGAGCTCTGTCTGAGACAACTATTGATTCGATTGGAATCATTCCTACAATGCCTACTTCAATTGTCATTGTTTATCCTCCTAAAATCTTAAGTAATTCAGCAGCCGCTTCAGCGCTGATGTTTGAAGTTTTCTTTGGGCTAGTCTTTGTTGTAGTGCTTACCTTCTTCACTGGTATTCTACGACTTAGCCGAATCTGACGTAAGAGTTCAATGCCCTCATCAGCAGACATATCAGAGATTGAAGTGTAGTTTAAATCATCAATGTTAGACATCTTTAACCACCTCCAGATTAAGTTCATTACCAATTATAAGATTAGGAACAAGTTCAAATTCTTTGTTAGTTAATCCTGATACTCCAAAGCTCATTTGGTCTTCTGAAAATACCCTTTCACCTATAGGAACCATAGTTATTGATGGTTCTGGACAATAAGCTAGAACCCTATATAGTTTTCCATCTCTAATATATACTCTATCAAACATAATATCATCCAAGATAATCATTTCTTTCCCACCTCCTCAGCCCTTTTCATAGTTGGTATTACATCCCTTGGTTTAAGCTTCCCCGACATCATTACACCTATTGCTACACCACCATATTCCTCAATCATGTCTAAGACATCATCGAGGATAGGACCGAAAATGGCTTTGCGTAATCCATAGGTGACAAGGAACTTATCAGCACGTTGTTTTTGCTCTTCGGTAATCTCAAAAGAAAACCTAGGTTTATAGTCGTTAGTCATCAGACTCTCCTTTCTTTCTTATCGGCACTCAATATCTTCAATCACTTTCATGATGCCTTGCCGATATTCACCAAGACCCATCATTTGAGTTGTGCCTACTATCCAAATAATTGTCTTCTCCTCTTTGTTCAGCCCTGCAGTTTCCTTGCCTAACAGCGCTTACTAATAAATTATATTTAACATATATTGTGTTTGCTATCTCCTCTTTGACTTTTTTGGTAAACTCTACACCCTCGAAGTGTGCATTCACCCATTCCCTTATGTCCGATTCATATGGCATTTTATTACTCCTCCTTCATACATAACTTTAAGCTGACTTGCCGCTGTTTTTGGCAGTCGAGTCAAACGAAAATACCGTCATCGTAATGCCGCGTCCCTTTACGATGCACAATCCGTCTTTGCCAAGGACAAAAACGCGCTGTCCTAACTCATGTTTAAATTTATCCATCCCATTCCTCTCAGATCGTTTTATTATAAAACAAACTTATTCAACTTCATTCTTTCTCCTCAAATGATATATCAGAAAAGGTATCTTCAAAAAGAACTTCCTTGGTGTTAGATGTTCCTCCTCCTATAAATACATATCCCATCTTTGTTATTAATTTTTCTATTTTATGTCTATCCTTAATGGAGATAGCTGGAGTTATTTTTAAGTAGTGTCTTATCATAGTTCAAACCTCCTTAATTTAATAACTGAATTGTTGATGAGGAACTGTGTATGTTTATCATAGACAGTTACTTCATCTACTACTATTTCCACAATCCCTGCATTAATTAACGTACCAAAGCAGTTTTTACAAGGGATTACTGAGTTCATATAAAGTGTAGTGCCAATAACTGACACACCTAAACGAGCAGCATTTGACACAGTGTTTTCCTCTGCATGTTGAGCAGGGCATAGTTCCATGTGAGTACCTGAGGCATAGCCAAGGATTTTGCGAGGACATTCATTTCTTATTCTATGAGGTTGAAATTTTTGAGGGTTCTGTATAAGAGTATATAAGGTATCATCATTCATATATCTATCATGGCCGCAATGAGGTATTCCTCGTGGAGGACCATTGTACCCCGTACTTACAATACTATGATCCCTCACGAGGATAGCACCTATCTTGCGGGACAGGCAAGGTGACTTGGAAGCAACCGATTCACAGATGGAGTGAAAGTATCTGTCCCAGTTATTATCTATCTTAACATATCTTTTATAAGGGTCTACTTTCTCCCCACATACTGCACAATGCATTAAGTCTGGGGTTACCTTTATAATATCTCCTGGCTTATTAGTCCCACAATTTTTACATGTCATTAGTCAACTCCCATGTCTATCAACAAAGCATCGAGTAACAGTGTGTAATTCCTAATATCATCAAGCACACTATTCCAATGCTTGCGTGTGTACTTAGTAGGCTCCTTCACCATTGCCGAAGCTGCTGCCACATGCTTATTCATCATGGACATAAGGGATTCGGTAGGTGATTTAAGTTCCATTGCACCTGCCTGTTTGAAGTTAATCAAGCGGTCGTCGTTGACAGTGTAAACCAAACCTTTGCGATCCAAGAGTTTGTTACTCCTAACAATGCTTTTCTCTGTTACTAACATAAATTTATCGTTGGTCATAGTTGTTCTCCTTTATATATTTAAATTAGTTTATACTTTCTCATAGGTAATTTCGAAAATATCTGGCTTACATGGATAGTGCTCATTCTGAACACCTGTGATAATCCAATCTCCAGGACAGACTATGTGGCCTCCTTCGAGTGTGTCAATCCATCCATGCTGATGCATAGTATATCCACACTTTTCACAGAACTGTTGTCCATCTAAATTGGGTGTCCTATAATATCTTACAACCTTGCCCTCTAATAATTCTCCTGCAAACTCCCCATCTGCAAAAATTTCAGTTCCATCTTCTGGATGGTCTCCATTTGTAAACCATTGTATTGCCTCAATTACTACTGGTTTCTTTCTATATTTATTCATAGTTGTTCTCCTTTCTTGTTAAAGTAATGAAAGAAGACAAAGCGGCCTAACCCGAAGGGTTGACTCCAACCTTTGTCCTCTCCCATTACAAAGTGAGATTACCTCCCTGCAACGTATTTTGATACAGTGTTCTGATCTCCATACTCATCGCTCTTCTTCACACCAAGAATGACCCAACCTTCCAGGCCAATCAAGTCTTCAGTCCAGCTAAACGGTTTGGAATAGTCAATGCCAAAAGCCTCGGCAAACAACTTGAATTTCCTCAGTGAACGAGAAGCTGATTTTTCATCCAGCTTATCACGATCTGCCAGGTCCCAGAAGAAGTCATTGAACTCCATTGCGAGGGGTTCGTTAGGGATGTCAAACACAGGCATGTACCACTGTGCATCGTTCTTTTCACTGATACCTTCACGCATAGCAATGATGCGTGCTTTTACCTCAGTTCCTCGGGGTAAAGTCTTTGGCTCCGGTGCTTCGGTAATTTCTTTTTCGAGATTTGAATAATCTGTTAATGACATTTTTTATGCCTCCTTAAAGTTTGTTGTTAGTTGTTAGTTGTTAATAGTTACTTTCCCTCTACCGTTAGTTTAACCTCCTTTCTTTAAGTTTGTTTAATTATAAAACGATCTTATCCATTGAATCCAGTGAGTGCTTCGTCAGCTTCATTGAGAATCGTCCGCATTTCATACAGTCTATCAATAAGCTCTTGACCAACTAGCTTATTTGCCACATCTGGTTTATCAGATGCAGCTTCTTTTGACATTCCACAGTGTAGCCTTTCAGACTTTGTTCTTATCCCTCGTGCAATATCTATGTTTCCAATAATAAGATCCCTAATCGTGTTTACATCTGTTTCTGCTACTGGTAATGTTGATGACATAGCCTTTCCTCCTTTCTTTTTATTTTACTCAATAACAAGCTTAGGTTTATCCTGATAATCCATACCGATTTTCTTCAGTATAGCCTTAATATCTGGTTCCTCAACAGAGTTAAGCAAACCTTTAGCTTTCAACCTTGACCTTGCTACATACTCACCAAGAGAATCAATTAGCATCTTGCGCCGAGGACCTTCACGACCTGCTTCTCCAAGTATGACATAGATCTCATCGAAGAGTAAAGGAATAGTGACAACAGCCTGACCAGTGGTATAGAAACGATACTTGATTTCCTCAGTTGAAATGCCAGTCTTTGTATCAACTCGGATTAACTTTTTAATCTCACGTAAGTGACCAGTAAGAATGAAATCGCAAGGGAGTCGCATTAACTTTTTAATATAATTAGTCATGTAAGTCTTCTGTGGCATATAGTCTTGACGCATCCGAGGTGATTCGCCCGACCTACCTTGGCTCCCAAGTTGGTAATTCATAATAGCTTCACCAAATGTGGTAGCAGAGTCAATGCAATAGGTTCCGAACTGTTCAAAGTAACCTATTTGAAATCGGAGGTCGGTTGCTCGCATCCAGTTGGCGAACACCTTTGGGTTGAAAGGATCATCAGCTTCCCATTGAGTATCTGCTATAATATCACCGCTTTCAATTAAATCTCTGAGACATTTAGTCCCACCAGGATCAAAGGAGTCTATGTGAACAGGTTTGCGAGCAGTCCTTAGCATGTAAGTTTTGCCAGCGTTAGTTTCCCCAGTTACTAATGCACTGAATCGTTTTTGTAAAGGGTCACCAGCGTAGTAATCAGTTACCTTTTTTAATTCTTCCTTGTAGTCGTAGGCCATTTATTTACCTCCTCCCCATTCTAAGTTCTTTTTATTTGTAGTATTCATATCTGCTGGATTCCAATACTCAGTCCTAAACCCCAATGGAGGTTCATAACATCTTTGTAAAGGATTACTCCAACTTAAACAATAGTCATGAAAAGGACAACCACGGAAGTCTGAGCAGGACTTAGGATTCATTGGAAAGGCCATTAGCACAGTATCCTCTTCCTTGCAATGAAACAATCTATCCATTTCTCTATCTATCTCATCAAGCTCATCAATCACATTCCAGAGCCAGACATTCATTTGATCTGGGTCTTTAAATGCAGGAACACGTTTGAGCGTTGTGTGATAACCTGCGGGACGAGCAGATGAACCACGGCTTAGAAATGTAAACCCTGTGCCACAAAACTCAATGCCAAGGACTTGCTCAATAGGAAACATGCAATAAAGGCAATGTGTGTAAGTACCATTTTGAATACCGAGGTGGAACTGTTCTGCCCATTGTCTGCTGTTAATCCACTTTTCATGCGTTGTCTTATGATCCCAGGAAAATATCATGCCATCTTCCTTACGCCTCATAATAGAATCCATACGATAGTGAAGCACACGATTTTCATCGACTGGGACGGTCCCAGATATCTCAGTCATCTTGACACCATCAAGAATGACAACCTCATTGTCAATCAAGTCACGGTGTCGCTCCTCAGCGAATTTCATAAGTGCACCAAGCACAGCTGTTGGTGTCTTTGGCTTGTTTATCTCATCATCTTCAGGTGCAAAGAGTTTGCGATAGTGGTTAATAAACACACTGTAAGCACCTTCAACATTATCATAGCCATGGAGAAGTTGGTATTCTCTAGCTCTATGCCAGCATTCACCAAAGTAAAGGTCATGCGCTGGATAGTCTGGACGCCAACCAAGAATGTGGGAATAGAAATAATAACGCCTGCAACGTTTGAAGTCGTCAAGCTTAGATGAGTCGCGGATAGACCAGGTTGGTTGTTCTTGGATTGGGAAAGTCATTTAGCCACCTCCTTTTTCTTCTTTAAAGGAAACACCACAGTTATCTCAACTGGCAATTCAACACTTGGTTTGATATATAGTGCGCCGGATATAGGTGAGTCAATATTACCTACTGTATAACGCTGACGTTTTCCTTTAGACGTTTTGTCTGGTTTAGCTATAACTGATTTCATCTTATTCTCCTTTCATTTTCTTAATAAGTGCTGATCTAGCAATTCTTGCGTCAAACGAAGGATGCGAGATCTAAACTCAATAAACTGTGATATAATAATTAGACTCTCACATTCTTTATTAACACTGCAATTTAAACTTAGTTGTAATTGTTCAGTGGTTCTAACATTGAGTGCTTCGCCTCTCCACTTCTTTAAAGTCCTTTCAGTTATTGACATAGCTATTCTCCCATACACATTCTGTAGAATTTAATTAACTTCTCCATTCCCTCAGCTTCAATGTAAACTCTATCAGTGCAATGTTCGTCTCGATGGTCATTAGCTCTTAACATCACACCGAGCCCATCAAACTCAGCATAAGCCCCATCTCCAAGGTGTATTATGTTAGGTTTGTCTCCCATTACTTATTACCTCCTTTCATATTTAAGATATAACCATTTACCATCACCTTTATTAACCTGCAAAGTCCCATCATGAAGCATACGGTAATGATAGTTAGGCCCCATGTTATTCATAGCATCTTTAATCCCATCCAAAACTATTGCCCCTTTAGGAATTTGCTTATCTGGTTTAATAATTAAGTATGTTGAACCTATTATGATTACACTACTCAATAACCAGATTACGCTCAATATAATTACCTTCTTTAAAGAGCAACAAGTTAAGTCTTCCATGTTTCCTCGCAAATATTGCACAGGCTATTGAATTCATAACATTGAGTGAGCAAGGAACTATATGGTCATGTTCCTTTGAATTCTTCATAATTGAACTGAATGACCTGTACATGTTGTTAGTTGAGTAACGATTCATAGGTCCCTCGGAAAGGAATATTATCTTTCCATAATGCTCAGCTGGTGAAAAGTCGTGAGCGCTTCTATTTACTATGTAAACATTAGGCATCATTAGGTTCCTTTCCTATGTCACCCTCTGGGATTGAATTCTGCATTGAGT